TATTTCCATCTGTATGCAAATCTAGGAAACTCTAGTTCAAACATAGGCTTTTCTTCGTCAAGAATACAAGTCCATGTATAAACCACAGCTTTAAGATTTGAAGATATAGATTGAATAGTACCAGTAATAGTAGTGCCACTTACAGTTGTAAGTTTCATTCTTACCTGGTATTCGTTTTCTATATCGTTGTCGTCTGTTTCATTTGTGACTAATGTAATTATATCACCAACCGACCAGTTAGGTGCTGCTGATGCTGTAAATGTTTGGCTACTACCTACTTCAACAGGAACTTTATCTCCATTGTAGGTTTCTGTAAAGTTTTTATTACAGGTAACTCTATTTAAACCCAGCCCCGTGGCACTACCTGATCTTGAAGTAGATGCAGTAGTAATTGAAGGCGCGTTATCCGGCTTAAGCTTAATTACATTAATTTCACTTTCGCTAAAAGCAGCATTATATACAGAAGTGGTAGTGGCTAAAGATGTGCCTGATTGTGTACTACCAGCTTTAAATGTTTCAATATTGATTATTCTTGGCTCATTATGATTATCAGTCCAAGCTAGTAACCCCTCAAAAACATTTACACCTGTAATATAGTAGCTTGAGCTAAAGTTCAATTTAGAAGTTGCTCTAACATCTACAATTACTGGTGCAATAAACCCGGTAGATTGATCATATTCCAAAATAGCATCGCCGTCACTAGCTGTAATAAACCAGTACAACTTATTATTTTGAGTATCTTTCGCAATACCTATACAAACAGGCGAAGTAAGACCAAAATTAGCATCCCAATTAATTGATGCGGTTTTTTTAGCTTGCTTAGTATTACCTAAAATATTCTCAACAGCGCCGACGTCTGAACCCTCAGATGATGATATCTGAATGTTTAAAGCGTCACGATATTGGCCATTGGGTACAAGTCTCTCATCGAGGTCCTTGTTCATTTTACCCTGGACAAAGTTGTGCTTTAATTTTGGCATGTATTAGTGTTTAATCCATTTAGCTTGCTGTCTCATTACTTGTGCAATCTCACCAATCTTAAGGTTAGACATGCGCAGCTTAGCAACTCGCTTGGCGGCGAAAGCTTCTTTCTTGAAACGTGCAACTAAATATTCTTGAGTGTTTGCTCTTGTAGCTAGAACAGCATGAGCAATGTATTTGTAAACGGCTTCTTCTGCGAATTTATGTACTCGCATCTCTTCATCTGATCCCAGGCTATCGCTAATATACTTAAGCGTGATAATCTTATTTACCAAGCTAGAGCTGAAATGTGCAATACCTTTTAATTTGTCAATGTAGAATACACCGTTGCCCTGAGCAAATTCAGGCTCAAGACCGTAGCGTCTTCCGTGGCGGTAAAGGTTGTAAAGTTCGCTAGTGCTTAAATCACTCTTGTTATCTACATCAGCTGCTGATGCTTCAAACTTCTTAAGTGTTTCTGATTTGTCTGCATATACAATATTGCCACTAGCGTCAAATGTATACTCGTAATCTGAATCCTGCACAATAGCACTAGGGTTGCTAGAGAATCGTGTAGGGTATATAATATGTTCTACACCTGCATCGTCTGCCCAGCTAAAACGTACGTAGTTAACGTAGTCTTGTGGTAAAACCATTTCAAGTGCAGGACCTAATTCAATCTCTACTGCTTTTTCTGACGGGAGTGTGTCGAAGGAGAGCTCTTGTAAAGCACGCTGCGCATGAAATGCGACATCCGTGCGCTTGACTTTAGATATGATTTTATCTTCCCCCACATAAGCAATAACAAAATTATTGATAATATCCTTGATGCTTATAAACTGGTAATCGCCGTAATTTTCATCGCCACTGTTCCAGCTGTTATCCGCGCCTTCGTAGTAAGATTTTTGTGTTTGACTAATTAATCCCATTTATTAAGCTTTTTCTTGTTGTGTGTTTTGACCTTCCATTTGGTTACCGACTTGGTAAACCTGAAGTTCTTTGATAGAAAGCCCAGCAAGTTGTAGAATTTTGAAAACAAGTTCTGTTTCTTCTGATGCATGAAGCTCAAAATCAACTTTGTTGTTAGCGTCATATAAAGCTCTACCTGCAATTTCTTGGTAAGCCCATTTGACTGTTGCTGGCTTTTTAATATAATTACACGATACGCCTGAAGTTAATTCGTTAGTGCCGTAGACTTTGTAGCCACTAGAGCTTGCTACGAATATTGGTCGTGCGTCGGTTGGCTTTGTAAGTGGTGATGCGTTAATGTACAGGTATTCGTTTGCGTTTATTCTTTCTGCTTCAACGCTATTATAAATGATTGTACCCATGCGGTATAAATCGCTGGGTTCGCTCCAATAATTACTTGAATACGTCATACTGCCATTCTTTTCAAAGATGTTAATCTTTTCGTTTAGAATGTTAAGCATGTCTGAGTACTCAGTGTCATTACCATGCAATCGACCAAATTGGTTGATATCGTAGAAGTACTGCTCAAAGATGTCCATCTGCGCCTGGTTGGCAAACAAATTAAATTCCTGAGGTGTTACATACCCACGTTGTTCTTTGTTAAGAATAGCTAATACTCTTTGGTATACTGTATCTACGCTTACTGCCATTTTATGTTTGTTTATCTATATTATGTAATTAGGCCGCCTGTTACAGCAGCCTAATCACAAAAAAGTATGTATTATAGCTGTTTCTCTACGGCTCGTAATACTTCCATGCCCTCATCTGTTTTAAAGTAAGCAGCGAGTGCCGAGTATGGATGTTCGTTGAATGGAACCGTTAACAGCTTTCTTCCGTTGGATCCAAAAGTAAACGTGCGTTGGTCTTGAGACAGCACTAAAACTCCCATTTCAGTGGCTCGGATTCCGATATTACGCAACATTACGTTATCATCATTCGCTAAGTCTAAGAACAAACCTGGTTGGCGACGAGCGAATATTAATAAATCTCGTTTAAGTTCTTTAGAAGACGCCTCAGATACCTGTTTTGATCCGAATTGTGCTCTTAGAATAGCTTCAGCTTCATCAATGTCCATCGACTTAGCGATTGTCATTGCTTCTAGCTCTAGTTCAATCCAGTCTGTTTCGCTTTCTGCGATTTGATCTGGTTTGTATTCCATAATGCGACCCTGAAGTGTGTATGGGTGGTACAAAGAGAGTAGCTTTTGAAGTGCTACGTTTTCCTTTGGTACACGTAAGATACCATCTCTAAATACGATACGACCTAGTGTTGCTGTTCCTTCTTGCTCATCTACAAAAGGTGACGGCTGGTTCGTTGCATAACGCAATTCACGCTGATACCCTTTTTCTTTATCAAAATATAATAAAGGAGTACGCGAAGAATGCACAGTTGGTACAGTGAACGCTAAAGGTTTGCGACCTGAAGTAATTTCATATAGTCGATCTTTGTATTCCCATGTTTCTTTTACGGGCGCAGGTGCTGCAACTGGTGCCGCAACTGTTTCTTCAACAACTGCTGGTGCAGGTGCTGCTTTTGCTGCAGGCTTTTTTGCTGCAGGCTTTTTAGCTTGTGCCATGATATAATAAAATTAAATAAAGGTAAATAATCACCCCCGACCGAAGCCGAGGGTGATAATATAATAACTATGCTAATTATGCAGTAGTTTTCTTCAACAATACGAAGTTGTTAGCAGCTTGAACACAAAGTGCACGCTCAGAAAGGAAGTGTACGTTCATTTCATCAGCATCTTCATGCGACGATCCTCAGCTTCAGAAGCGCGGTAACGTACGTGCAAGAATGGACGAGCAATGTTCTGACCCAACTGTTGGTCGTATACTGTAGAAGTACCTGCAGGAACAATAACACCTTCGATGTCAGCAATGCTACCACGAGTTGTAGAGTCGTTCAAGTATTTCCAGTCAGTTTTGTAGAAGTCGTAAGAACTCTTCTTCGTTGTTAAATACACCGTAAGAAGTACCACCGCTACCGTAGTTGTTAGCGCGAGCAAGCATGTTGTCAACATCTAAAGCAGTGCTGCGATCCAAGAACATCATGTTCTCTTCGATAGCACCTTGCTTATCCAATTCCTGAAGGATAACGTCGAAGTCACCCAAACCAGTCAAACCAGATGTGTTGTTAAAGTCTTGGTCGTTGAATACCAAACCACGAGACTCTAGAGCAGCAAACAAACCTTCAGATCCTTCGATCTTAGCAGTGTTACCGAATCCAGAACCTTGGTTGATAGTAGACTGAGCTTTCTCAGCTTCAACCATGCTCATTTCTAGGTAGTCTTCGAAACGTAGACGAGACTCGTGCTCAGACTTCAAGTACCATAGGTAACCAGAAGTACCAGCTTCAGTAGTTACTTCTACCCAACCGATTTGAGCAACATCAGAACCTTTCACGTTGTACTTGTCGCGCAAGATGATTGGTTTGTTGTCAAAAGTTGTGAAAGAAGCGTCCAAAGAGTTACCAGCAGAGCTAGAACCTTTAGTGTACTCAGAACCGTAAACAAATACTTTTGCGTCAGTAGCTGAATCAAAAGTAGAGCTCAAGTTACCATCTGCAGTATCGTAAACAGCAATGTTTACAGTAGTACCAGATACAGAAGTAACGTACGCTTTGTGTGTGATGTATCCTTTAGATACTACCAAAGTCATACCTGCACCGATCAAGTGGCCAGAAGGCAAAGTAAGTGCATCACCATCAGCATCAACAGTAATGCTGTCGTATGCGATGTGAAGACGACCTTGCTCTTGCCATACCACGCGGTCAGAAGCCATAGGCATTTCTGCACCAACCATGCGCAAGAATCCAGAGATTGTACGGTTTCCGTAGCGCTCTACTTCTTTCTCGTATACCTCAGGAAGGAATTGTTGTGTAAAGTCCATGTCAGCCACAGACAAATAATTGTCACCAAACAAGCCTTTTACAGGGCGTGGAGTTAGGTGAGCTAAGTTAGCCAAAGTACTTGGCGACGTTGCAAAACTCATTTCTTATTGTTTTTTAATGAATTATTTTTTAAACTTAACCTTGAGTTTAGAAGTGCTTTCTGCATCATTTACCGCTTTAATGGTCCACCCGTTTGCTGTCGTAACTTTTTCATGAGTCCCTCTCGGATTCATATCGACATTTTTTGTGCGAGCCATACTATCTTTCATCGCGTCGGCTTTGCCTTGCTCATAAAAGTGTTGTGCGACGTGATCAGCATTCATGGCAGTGAACAATGATTTATGATAACCCTTGGCATCTGACATCTCATTCTTTTCATTCAAGAACTTCTTGACAAAGTTGTTGATGTCACCTTGAGTATTCTTAATCTGCTCTGCGTCCTTTACTTTGAAACGATAGGTCTTGTCTCCAACTTTATAATCAAAACCTTGAAAATCTTTGTTGAACACTTTATCGCTCTCAGCTCTGAAACGCTTTGCTTGACGTTCAGCCACTTTAGCAGTTTCCTCACTCTCTTTATTATAACGATTGAAAAACTCAACCGCTTTTTGCTGTTCTGGATTCAAACGAGAACCCATCTTAATTTCTTCGTAGTATTTAGATTTAAGACCGTCTAAGTGGTTTTTAGCATTTGCGAGTGCTTGCTTGCGCTCAACCTTCTTGCGACGTACTTCCCGCTCGTCATCCATGTCTTCGTCATACGAAAACTTATCTTCAAGCATGAATTCGATGTCTTCAGCATCTAAATGCGGATTCGAGCTTTGGTAGTATTCACGAAGTAACTGTTCTTCGTTTAACTGGCTATAATCCGTATTAAGGCGTACATAGTCTTCTAATGTACCACCTGTATCACTCATAAAGTCTACAACTTTTTGAATGTTTTCCGGAAGTTCAACACCTGATTGTGCCGCTTCCTCAACCGCTTCAGCAACTTCTTCTTCTAGCTGATCTGCCGCTTCAACAACCTCTTCTTCTGTAATTTCCATTAGAATTGGTTCTTCTTCAACAGGCTCTTCAGCTACTGGTTCCTGAGCAGGCTCTTCTTGTACTGGTGCTTCTTCTACAACGGGCTCCTCAACTGGCGCCTTTTCAACAGGTTGTTCAACAGCTTCTTCAACCGGTGCTTCCTGTGCCATTGCAGAGAAATCTACCTTAATAGTACCATCATCACCCTTTGATACAGGTGATGTGTCTTTGATTTCTTCGCTCATGATAAAATATTATATAATTGTTATGGTTATTATTACCTAGGTTCGAAACTTCCTAAACCGAAACCACCGCCAAGTATATCATTACCAGAGGATTCGAAGTTTTTAGGAGCGCCGCCCTTTTGTCTTTGGTCTATAAGTTCGCTTTGTTGCGATGCTTGTATTTTGGTTCTTTCGTCTTTACGATCTTCAGCTTCTTTAATTTTAGCTTTAGCAGAGTCAACTTCCATGCCTTTTAATTGCATGTTGTACTGAAATTCTAATTGCATTAATTGCATCTTAGCTTGTACTTCTTTGTCAATGCGAGCCTGCTCGAGTTGAGCTTTCACTTGTTCTAGCTGAGATTTTGTTTGGAATGCTGCTTGATCTTTCTGCATTTCAGCCTGTGCTGCAACTTGTTGTGCCTGTGCATTTGCTTGCGCCTGCGCTTGCATATTTTGTTGCTGCATCATTTGATCGCGCTCTTGTTTCTTCTTACGGCGTAGCTTCAATAACTGATTAGCTAGCTTTAAGTTTTTAACCTCGCGGATATCGATTGCATCGTCAAGATCAATTAAACCTGCAGATAATGCGGTTTGAATATTGTTTTCTAGCAATGCTTTTTCTTCTTCATCAGGTGCAAGCTCTAGAGAAATACCAAAGTCATGCAAGTGTAAGTCTTCAAGCTCAGATAAAATAGCAACATTGTGGCCACCAACTTTTTGAACAAAAGACTCGCGCGATGGGTCAAACTCTAAAATATCTGAAATACGAAGTGATAAACATTCTGCAGTTTCAGCAGTTAAGAATAAACCTGCATCTAGAATATGGCGAGTGGCTGTATTTGAATTTGCTGCTGCAAGCTTTTGAACACCCACTAAAGTCCTTGAGTCAGGCATAGAACCGTCACGCGCTTCATTTAGACCCGTTACGTCACGAATCATCTGCAAGTAATAGTTATATGTCTGAATAAGTGTTTGTAGCTTTTGACCACCAGCACCTGTTTGCAATGGCTGAATTGGCACCTTGCCTGGATTCATATCGCCTTCGCTAGTAAATGAACGCCCAATAACAGAACCCGTTTGGAAGAACATGTTAAGTGCTTCTTGTGGGTTGTAGTTTGTACCGTTACCTAAATCAATTTCAGCAAGACCGTCAGCATCCATGTAAACACCATCAGGCATCATCTTGCTTAGTACTTGCTGCATTTTAAGGTGAGTAATCTGAATCATATCAGCAAAACCTGTACAACGGCTAACGATAGATTCAATTCTACCTTTATACATGCGCGGCGCAACAATGCTGTAGTTCATTTTAACTTTAGCGTAGTCACTCTTAGGGCGCATCATGTTTTTAGACATATCCCACTTAAGCAGCATATCTGTACCCAATACTAAAACGCCTTCGTATAATACTTCAAGCGATCGTGCCATCTTACCGTACTGACCTTCCATAACCTCAACTGGTGGGTCAAACTGATCATCTCTTACAATAATCTTAGAAGCACCTGTTGCTGTTTCCTTTACTTTATATACTTCGTTCATGTAAGTTTTGTAGTTGAAGTACAACACTTGGACTACATTGTTATCACGTACGTCGTAATTTGAAAGCGTCTGATCGTAACCAGCACTATAATTTTTCGTACCCTGCTTTTGGATTTTTTCTAGTTCTTCTTCACCTAAACTTGGGAATTGCTTCTTAAGCTCGTTAATAGGAATAAACTTAACCTCACCTACATAATAAATATCATCAAAGTAAGGTGACTCGCTGTATGAGTGAACCAAATAAGCTGGATCTACGTATTCTACTTTAATACCTTCTGACTGGTTAAAGCTGTTTTTAACCGCAGCAATACCCAATGTAGTTAGATCGTAGTATAGCCTTTTCTTAGTTAAACCGTAATGGTTACCGTCAAGTAAAGTGTTAATTGCTGTTTCTTCTGCAATCTCAACCCCTTGCTTATAGCTAAGCTGCATGTGCAACTCAAGTTCTTCTTTAGAATCTGGTAACTGCTCAGGATTGTTTTCAAACAAGTTCATTCCAAATTCTTGCTGAGCAAATTCGTTTAGTTCTTTAGTTTGAAGATCGCGAATAATAGACTCCATGTATTTAGTACGCTTACTAACGCCATATGGGTCCTGCGAATACGCCTTAAGATCAAATGATCTGTCCGCAATACCGTTAACTACAATATCTACAAACTTAGATAGAATAGGCACCGGCTTCCAATCAAGGTTCAAGTATGACAAGTCACCGTTTACAGACAGCTCATCTTTATATTTTTGAACGCTCTGTTCGCCACGTGCATACAATCGTAAGTTATGGAATGTATTTTGGTTGCTTCTAAAGCGCGTTGTTCCCGCGTTGCTAGAGAACCATTCGTTCTGAATAGCCCTAGCCACTTGAAGCCCGTAGTCGTAAGACATTTTTTCAGCATCGCTTGCGATCTGACTTGGGAAAGCGCTATTTGAAACCGACTTAGCCATAGATTATTTTATTATTTCTGAATTAAACCCGTCTTGGCGGAATTTTGAAATCCTGAGATTTAACTTTGTTCTTTCTAATTTACCTACAGGTCTGTATAATTCTTTGTTACATGCCATGATTGCCAAACCTGAACTAATCGCAGCATCGTACTTAGTACGTTTATTTATGTCAAACTTAGACCAATCGTTAAGCGTCTCGTTAAAGTACATGTTACCGTATTGGGCTTCTGCTGTTAAGCCGACGTACTTATCTATGTACATCTCTATTGCTGCAGCGTGAGCTTGTTTCATATCTTCACTAGAGTTTGGTACACCACCTATTTCTTTTTCGGTTACAGAAAGCTTGTTCCACAATCTGTCGGGGCGGTTCATTGAATAACCTCTATAGCCTCTTCTCTTAAAATGATAGAGTAATCTAGGTTTGTTATTCTCTGCTAATATAGGCATACCATAAAACACACAAGCCATCAGAACATCTTCAAAGAATATCTCTGCGGTTTGTGGTCTAGCTATATACTCGAGGAAGAATGTACTTGGCGGTGCATCTTCCATAGTGAACTTTGTGAGTCCGTGTAGAGCCCCTTTCGAACCCTTTCCGTCAGTGGTGCCTGAGATGTCGTAACTATCGCAGCCAAATGCGCCGACGTGTTCATTACCCGGGTATCTAACACCATTCTTTAATATTTGCCTGTTCTGCAAGTTTGCACTAGGTATCCATGAAACCTTAAACCTGCCTTGAGGCGTTGGCATAAACACAACTTTTGTATCTTTTACACCATTAACCCACTGAAAGTTGCCAGTGGTTATAACATTAGTATTACGCAGATCTTCATTATAATCAATCTGTTCGTAGATTTTAGCAAGATTAAACAAGCTATTTTTTGTTTCATCTCTAAATGCGTGTTCTTCTGTACGCGGAAACTGTCGATAATATTCATTTAAAGCGTCCTGGTCTTGTTTAAGGCCTTCAACTTCATTATCCCAGTAATCTATAACTCCTTGTTCAATAGTGTCACCAAACGGGTCCAGAACTTCTGTATCAGGATTATTAAATACGGGCTGCCCGTACTCATCAATAAATCCTTCGTAGTTCCACTCCATCGGGATAAATAACGAGTATAATCCTGACTTTGTTTGTCCATTTGAATTTCGTTTAGTTACATCGGAATCAGTGTATAACTTTTTAAAGTTTTCCCCGCCCTTGTCTAATGAATTTGACGTTGATCCCATCATACATTTACCGATGATTCTAGCACCAAGTCGTAATGTAGTTTTGGTTACACGCCAGTTGTTCAAAATGTTATCAGGCTTTTCCCACTTACCACTCTCATCATGCACAAGCAACTTAAGCTTTTCACCATCATAAGAGTTATCACCCGTGTTCTTCCAGTCAATTGTTGTATCAAGACCTTCAAGCTCTATTTGCTTTTCTTGCGACTGTATTGATTTACGGGTTAGCTTAGAAGCAGGAACCCTATATGCCAATTCAGTCTTCGGTCTATCCATACCATCTTGAATAGGTTTGAAGAAAAACGGGTAGTTGACTGATATGGGTACAACTTTGTCGGTAAACATTTTTTTGGCATCACTACCGGTTTTTGATAAGATACCGAATCTAGCGTCACTTGAGATTGTCGCCATGTTGACGGTCTCTCCTGAGGCCATGAACGAGAATCCACTCCGTCTATTCTTGAGGTAGCACATTCCGTAACTTCGTGTATCAGCTTTACATGCTTCCCAGAATATAAAGAAGAGTCTATTGGCTTCCCTGTAATCTGGATGCCCGACATCAATCTTACTCCACTGCAAGTACATGTAATGAGTCCCAGTGATATAAGTAGGAACCCCTTTGTTATAAAACCAATAGCCGCCATCGCGCCTGTTGAATTCTTCATCTATATAACCCTCCCAGTTACTTTTAAACTCGTCCGGATAGGTTTGCCAATCAAATATACTCTTGATACTTTTAAGCTCCTTAGGATACTCTGAAACCACCCATTTGTTTGCCCCTTTCTTAAGGTCTTTCGGCACTGGTGGCAATGCTATACATAAATTTTGTATCTCGAGTATCTCACCTATCTGCCCTGTCTTACTGATAACAACAATATCGTTCTCTTTATTGTATCCGTATTTCCAGGACTTTGATCTGTTTAATCTGTTTATTGTTGTAAGCTTTACGGGCTGTACAACTTTCACTAGACTCTGCTCGTACATTATCTAGATCTTTTTTCAGCAAACCCAGAGAACGTTTTCTTTTCCTTCTCTTCTTTAGGTTTGTTTTCAAGTATGCGCTCTTCTTCTTCGATGCGCGTTAAGATTTCAAAAGCATCAAAGATTGCTAGCTTTTTAGTTGCTGCTGCATTCTTTAATCTGTCCGCAGATACATCATCTTCCGTATTGGTAATGATTTTTTCTTCTGCAACTTTGATAAGTTCCTCAACTGCTTTGCGACCAGCTAGGATTATACTCTTCTTTGCTTTTTTGGTATCCATACTTGATTGTGATTCGATTCGCGGGTACTCGGTATACCTTTTCCCCTTCAATATTAAATTCGTATTCTGTACCAGGCGTAAAACCTACAAGCTCTTCCGCTTCATAATCCCCGTAAGCATATTTTACTTTACCTATTAAAGGTCTTTCGCTATGTTCGGAAAACATACGGTCTTCAAGCATTGGCTTAACAAATATGAAACCCTCAACAGGTTGCCATTCGCCTTCACGCTTGTAAGCGTAGATTTGATCAGGATATACAAAGAACTTGTCTTCTTCGTAATACGAGCGACTGTTTTTTTCAACCCCGCGTATATCTCTAAATCTTCTAAAAACGTTATGATGAACAATAATTTCATCACCCGGCAATAAGCCTAGATCGTTTACTTTTGGTACAGCCTGGACAACGCCATGTCTGCTGGTATAAAGATGGTTTTGTAATTCTGTATTTAACAGCAATGTGACGCCGTTCACTTCTTTCTCCGATGTAGTCCTTTTAGCATACGGAGAAACAATAAAGTTGTATATGCTTTGCATTACCACTTAAGATCATATTCGAT